CTAAAACTTCCGAATACTTATTTAAGTCATTTAATTTATTTAAATTCTTTTTTTTAAAATTATCTATAATATTTGTAATTAATAATCCAAGTCTTTTTTTTAATTCTAAAATTGTAATCTCTGGAAAATTGTCATCAATTAAACCTTTAGATTTATATTCGGCATATAACTCTCTCATTTTTTGATATCCACCACTACTATATTTTGTTGTTGTTGTGGCTTTATTATTTGTTGTGTTGTTAGTGATTGTATCAGTACTATCAATTTTAATTCTAAACATTTGTGGTACTGCCATAATTTGACTCCACGTTACATTAGACATTATCGTATATTTGTATGTATAAAACTTACATTGTATTCTAAAATTATGTGAAGACGGATCAAAAGACGCGTTAAAAGTTTGTAACATTAATGGTAACCTAACGGCTTTACCTAAATAACCTTTAATTGTTAAATAAAACAATGGGTATGGTAAATTAAAAAAGGCGGCGTATGGTGAACTGTTACCCGCTTCAAATAGTGCTCTACCTTTAACATCCTCCATAGTTATGTTAATTTCTGGTAAAAAATCTAAACCATAACTTATATTAATTTGTGTTATACCTAAAAGTCCATTATCAACAGCACCGGGTGTACCATTAGACATTAATGTTTGGCTAATATAATAATCGTCACTAACATCTGGATTTTTTGTTACAGTAATTTTTGGTTGATTAACACCTTTACCTTGTAACGTTCCTTTTCCTGTTAATTCATCTGACCAATTTGTGTCTAAAAACTTTTTAAAACCTGGGTTTAAAAAATTTATTTTACCAACAGAAACTGTTTGTATTGACTGATCTTGTGGTACACCAATTGCCAATTTTGTTCTTGGTGTTACAGTACATTCTAAATTAGCATAATAAACCAAGTCCTCATGATTAATAAGTCTTTCTTTTATTTGGCCATCAGTTGTTATTACTTTGTTTGGGTCTATTACTGATATGTTCTGGTAGTCAAATTCTACTAAAATATTTTCTGAATTATTTACCATAGTATAGGAAATGATTATCTAATGTTGATTTATAGTCTTGTAATGAAGTTAGTAATGGAAATGGAATTGTCAATATAGCACCATCAGGTATGTTTGCTTCAAGTCCCGTATAACCAGGATTTGCTTGTTGTATTAACCAACCAAAAAATGGCGAACCATAATATTGTTGTGATATTTTATCTAGTCTTGATTGACCAATTTTATAAATATATTTTTTATCTGTTGGTTTTATAGGTAATGTAACATAAGGAACAACTCTTTGTTTTCCATTATCCAAAAACATACTATATCTATTATAATATTGTAATGCCATATTAATTAAATGTTATTTTATCGTTAAATGTTTTCCTATCATTATTTATGTTTAAATCACTATAAGTTTGTCTTAATAATTTTTTATTTTTGTTATTGTCATCGTCTTTTTTAGTTGTGTATGTGACAGTTGTTTCAAATTCGTTAATTTTATAATTGACAAATTTTTGATAACTTGCTGCTGCTTGGAAGTCTACAAATAATTTTTTTTCTAAGTCGTATTCTCTAGTAAATTCTATTTTTAAATTGTTACAAGTTGATTCAATTAGTTTTACCAAATCTGAATTTCCTTTTACCCTTTCTGTTAATAATTTACTAACAAATTCGTTATATTTATTATCATTTGTAAATACATCTGACATTACAAAATAAAACCTTCTTGTTTCCTCTGTTGTTGAAAACAAAGTAGTTAATGGTTTAAAGCTTGTGTTATTTTCTGTTAAAATTTCTGGTCTTAATATTTTATACTGTGACTCTTTTAATTCACTATTAAATTCTTTTAATATTTTTGCCGTTTCATTAGAATATTTTAAAGTAAAATCATCAAAAACATTTTGTGGACTTAATAAATTATAAACTTTATACTCACCAGTATCTAGTTTATAACCATCAACTTTAATTGATACTAAATCTAACTTTCTAAATGTTTGTACATAACCTTCTTGATATTTTGTAATCTCATTTAAAGGTCCAATAACAGTATTGTTAATTTCATTTTCTTTATCTGTTATTATTTGTACTAATGTATTTATAACATCTCGTCTTGTTGCCGAAGACCAACCACCATTAGCATTTTCAATTGCTAAAATTATTGGGTTTTTTTTCTGTTCAACATCTAATATTGACTTATCAATTAATCTAGCAATTTTATCTTCAACTTTTTCAGCTTTACCAAATAACTCTGTTTGTTGTTTTGAATTTTGACTATGATTATTTAAATTACCATCTTTAAAATATCTATCAAGAACAACAAGTTGTGTTATTGGTAAGTTTGTTGTTTCGTTTAGTGTTTTTAATTGATTTACAATTGTTTTGAAATAATTATTTGTTTTGTCTGATAGTTCTTTAAATATACTTTTAAACTCTGTTGTACCTGTTTGGACAGTTCCATCTTCAAAAGTTTCTGTAGTTAAAATAGTTCCTATTGTTGCGCCGCCACTTTCTGGTATTGGTTGATTATTTATTGGTGTTTGTACAGGAGCTTGAGATCCTTGTCTATCAATAATTTTTGCAACAATTTGTTCATCTCTTTCTTTCGTACTTTCTGTTGCTATGGCTCTTTCATCGTAAATTTCTGTGTTCGCATAATAGTTAAATGAAAGTGCGTTTTGTAATTGTGCAACAGGACCCGCCAAACCGTGACCACCAATAAAATCAAAACCTAATGTTATTTTTGCTAACATAGGTTGTATACCAATTCCTTCTGGATTGATGTCATATATTAATGGTTCATATTGTATTGATAATTGATTAGGAATAATTTTAGTATGATAAAAGTCACCAATTCTTAACACCAATACTGGTGGTGCACCAAATGAAGTATTTCTAGCATCATTGTATTTTGGTTTTCCGTCTGGCCCAATAACCGGAATTGTTTGTCCAGGTCTAACGCATTGATTAAGAAATGTTAATCTGGCGTTTAAACCTTCTGGCGTCATTGAATGGAAGGTTGGACTAAAATATTTTATTTTATCTTTTAGACTAGCATATACCATTGGGTTAGATTCTTTTATTACTTCAAAATAATCACATTCCGAAAATAACCTTCTTAATATTTTTTTAGATATTCCCTCTTTAATTGATTTTTTAATGTCTGGTACTGGATCAATTCTAGGTGGTGTTGGTGTATCGCCACCACAACCATCATCAATACATTCTTGTTCACTTAAAAATCGACCATCTGCGGCTTCTTGACATTTACCATTAACACAAGCATATTTAATTTGTTGTGTTTGACTACAAGCACTAAGACATTCGGCTTGCGTTAAATAACCATCAGGACCTTCAGTTTCGGTACAACCACTAGGCGCTGGTAAACATTTCCATTTTAATGGTGGTTTTACTGTTGTTGTCGTTGTTGTCGTTGGTGGTGGTACAATATCAGAAATAGTTATTTTATCAATCGCAACACGTCTACAAGCCATTGCCGGAATACTATATATTTGTGATCTAGATGTTACTGTTTGTGATGCCGTATTATAAATATTTTTTGTACATGATATCCTATTAGTTAAATTATAACCTTGTACACCTGGGTCGCCGGTTTCACTTTCTTGTTCAGAATTTTTAGGTAAAACAGCACCCTCACCACTTGATACATATGTTATCTTAAATTTTCCTTCTGTTTTCCAAACAGCCAATGTTTTGTCACCAACAGTTTGTTTTAATAACCATTGTTCAACAGAGTTATTTCTTCTTTTTGATAGGTTAACGTTATAATCCTCTGATGCTGGTGCTGAAGCTGAACCTCTTAATTCTATAGTAACTTTACCTTGTAAATCAACTAAAACTTGTTTTAATTTGACAGGTAAGAAATCACTTTTAATTGCACTAAAGTTTCCTTCAATAACACTAGAAAAAAATTGTGGTATACCATTACTACTAAAACTTTCACCATTAAGTCCAGTTGTTACATTTGCTGGTGCTTTATCAGCATATAATGGTTTGTATGTGTTAATATATGAATCATACCAATAACTATATGGTTGACTAGATGTTACAGATGTACTACCAACACATTCTGGACAGTCGTTATGAAAGTAAAAAGCATAACCAACATACCCTTGTATATCTTCTTTTAGACATTCAATATCAATATCACTAGATATTGTGGTATTACTACCATTTGTTGTATTACTATTTGTGTTATCAACACCTTGTTTACCATCACCACCACCTTCTTGTACAGTATTTGCACCATTAGTTGTAGTTCCTTCATTAATTGGGATTTCTTTTAAAACACCAAATTTTTCTTCGTCAGTTAATCTTGGGTTTTGTAAAATTTCTTGATAAGTATATAACTCATTAATTGGGATTTGATTAAATTTAACCGCTAAATCATATAAGTCGTATTTAACACAACCAGCAAAAAATGAATCCATAATTGAGTCCACTTGTTCTGGTGACATATTTGCCAATTGTTTTTCAACAATTGTGTTCATAGATGCTGGTGAATCAACAACAATTGTCCAACCAATTGATCCGGATCTTTTTGTATCCTTGTATGTATATATTGGTTCTGGTCTACCTAAAAATGATGTTGAGTTCCAACTAGCGGTTGATGAATCACTAAATGTTAAATTATATGGAGGAAACCACATAATTCTACCACCATTTGGTCCTCTTTCACAGATTGGTAAATCATCGTATGTAAATCCAGGTTCGCTAGATGTTCTCCAAGCTAAGTTTTCTAAAGAAAACATATATTTTTTAACTTTTCCGTCAATAATATTTGTTGATCCAGGATTTCTTAAAGGAGCAATATTTAAATTATATGTATTATCAAAAACTGAATATGAAAATTTTCGACCAGAAGTTGTGATACCATCTGTTTTTTGTAAATCGGCATATGTTAAATACGGTGTATCTTTTTGAAAAATCCTACAATATTCACTACCAACTTCAGTTCCATCAATTGACATTGTTTGTGAATTTGTAACACTATCATAGTACGCAATAACTCTTGAACCTTTTGTTAATTCTTTATAACCATCATTAAAAACTTTTGAAACTTGATTAATTGCATTACCAACATGCTCTAATCTTTTGGCTCCAGTTACATTATCTGCTGATTCTATTAATCTTTGTGTATTATCAAGTATTGAGCCTCCTTTAAATTTAAAATCTGTTGATTGTGTACTTTGATTAAATTCAAATTTAACCGCATCAAATTGTTGGTCTTGTGGTTGTACTGGATCGCCGCCTGGTTTTACTTTAAAACCTAAATTATCTTTATATTTTGGTGATAACCAAACAAATTGTCCCGCAACACCACCTTGATTTGTATAAGAACTTGCTGCTAAACCAAATTTTATTTGGTCTACATTACCTTCATATAATTTAGCTAAATCAGATGGACCATATACCGGACTTGGTTGTTGTTTACCAAATCTATCAACAGGTATTTCATTTGCCGGTGTATTAATTGTTGAGGGTTCAGCTTGATCACTACCAACATAATAACCACCACCTTTATCATCATTAGCACCTAATAAATTTGATATAAAATCTGTAACACCTAATACTAAACCTTTATTGTATTTTGGTCTATATATGTTATAGTCTAAGCTTTTAAATAATACTGATTTTTGTCCATAACCAGTATTTTCAACAAAAACCTCTGAAGGGTTTCTATATTTGTTTAATATTGGACCTAATAAACCTCCAGTTAGATTATTTATAACATTTAATGCACCTTCAGTTTGTCCCGGTAATACTTGGTTTGTCTCATTAAAATAATCACCAGGTATTGGTGATACTGGAAAATATGTACCAGTAATTCTATTTGCAAATGAAACTGCCGCTAATACCGGATTTTCTGGAACTGTAATTTTCCAATTTTTACCAATTAAAGGTTGTTGACCGGTAGCAACTAATGATGCTTCAAAAGGGTCTTCCAATTGGTCTAACTGAAAAACACTAGAAACTAATTGTTGTGTTTCTAATTCAATCCTTCTTTGGAATTCTTCTCGTAAGGCTAGAGCCGCTCTTTGTGCTAGTTCTGAATCTTGCGATAACGGTCCATTAGAACCGGTTGGGTTGTCTTCGATTAGGATTTGAAAGGGTGTATATGTTGATGGGCTGAATATTAAAGGAAATCCTGAATTATCCGAATAAGGTAAAAAATATTGTGAATTTGATATTATATCAGTCACAATAACCAAATCTTTGTAACCACCCTCTGGTCCAAAAATATTTTTAATATAAGCGTTGTCAATAAAAAATTCGTTGACTAAATCTAATTGGGCATCATCTTGACCATATTCTCCTTGATTTGAGTCTACTGGTAATGGTGGACCATTTGTTGATATAATATTATTATAACCACCATCTGGACCATATTCGTTTAATGGATATAATTGGTTTGCTTGAACTGTTGTACCAATTAAATCATTTGGTGAGTCAACAATAGGACTATCATTTAATGGTGATACCTCATAATTCACATTTCCAGATGGTGGGCTATATGCTCCAGGAACATTATAAGGGGCTAAATTTCTACCCATTAAATTATTCCTAAATGAAGAACTGGCGTTAAATGATAAAAAACTATCTGACATCTATTGTTTCTTTTTATAATAAATAGATAATATCTAATTTTTATAAATGAATTTAGGATTTATTCTTTTTTACCAGGCATATTAACTAAACTTTCTTTTGTTTGATTTAACGTCAAACCTTGATTTGTTTTAAGTTTATTTAATTCTTCTAATACCATATTAACATTATCTTTATTTCCGCCACCTTGGAAAAACATTTCTAAAGCTGTTGTCATAAGTTGTGTGAGCGCTTGATTTTTAGAATCAGGATCTAATTTAACATCTAAAGAAACTTTCATATCCTCTTTAATTTCTAATGGTTTAAACTCCATACTACTAAAGTTCGATATTTGGTTTATTTGTGTATTAGTATTTTCAGTTATTGTATTTAAACTTTTCGTTATTGTTTGGAAATTTGAAAGGGGGTCAGTTTCAGAACCACCCATAGGTATAACATTTTTAAATAAATCTGTTATTGATGATATATCTGGTAAGTAGTCTTCTATTGATGACATATCTGGTATTAAGTCAGAAACTTTATTTAAAACTAATTCTTTAATGTCTTTCATATCTGTTGGTAAACCCATTTGTTTCATAAGTTCTGTAACATAAGTTTTTGCTGTTTCATACCCGGTGTTTGTAAATTTTCTATAAATTTCAGAATTTCTAAATTCTTCACCAATAAGACCTTTTGGTTCACCTTCTTTTCTTCCAGTTTCTTGAAACAAATTTTGTCTAACATCTTTTGTTACAAGTTCCATAACACCTCTAACAGGTTTAGAGCCGGCAACACCGTAACCAATTGAAGTGAATACAGATTCAATTAAATAATTAAGTCTTTGTTGTTCCGTTAATTGCTCTTTAGCAATTTCTTCCATTGTTTGACCTTGTGATTGTTGTTCTTTAAGACCTTGGATTTGAGCGTCCGTTAAATTTTCAACCGCAACCATATCAAATTCACCAGTTGGTTTACCTTGCGCGTCAACTTTTTTTACTTTAACCTCAGCAACACCTTGTTTATTTACTGTGGCTAAAGTTGCTATTAACTCTCTATCTTCTTTAGATGCGATAGAACTTGGGAATCTTATCTGTTTCATTTTAAAATCCAGATTTGCCGCATTTAATGCCATTTTTTGTAATTCACCACTAGCCATACCTAATTCATCACCAATTTCTTTTAACCTTCTTTTTTCTCCTGGCATAATTTCAAATTGACCAAGTTCTTTGTTAAATCTAACAAAATCTTTTGTCATATTAACAATTTGATTTTGTAATTCTGCTGGGTCATTTTGTGCCATATCCATCATTCTAAGAGGATCTAATAATGCACTTGTTTGTACACCTAATCTTTGTAAGCTAGCAGCATAATTTATTGCTTTTTCAGGGTCCATTGCGTTTTCTACAATAGAAAACATTTTACTCATATCAATATTAAGTCTTACAGCTTGAGCTGACATTTTTGCTAAACCTTTAACACCACCTTCAAAGTTATAAAGATTCATTTTATCTAAATTACCAACAACTTCTTTTGAAACGGAACTTACGGCAACACCAGCATCTTTAGCAATATTAACAACTTCTAACATATTGTCCCCAACTTCAGTAATTGAAATTCCAACACCTCTAAAACTTCCAGCTAAATTATCAACCTGAACACCAGTTACTGCTGCTGTTGTTTTTAATTCTAATAATTCCTCATTTGAGACCGATACATTTGTTTTAAATGTCTTAAATAAATCATCATATGTATCGACAACATCCTCAAGGTCAAAACCATATTCTTTAAACTTTCCTGCGTTATCGGCAATAGCTTGTGAAAACTCCCTTGATTTTTCGACACCTAAACCTAAAGTATTTCTTAATTTTGTGGCTTGTGTTTCTAGATCCATAGCCCTATTTAAGTAAGCTTTAGGGCTTAATAAATCATTGGCTAAATCTTTAAAATATTTTGTAAGACCCCCTTGTTCATCACCAATACCTCCCATTGCGGCGTCAACAAAACCCTCACCAATTTTTCTACCAACTTTTTCGGCGGCAGCATTTTCTAGTTTTAACCTTTCAGCTGCAACACCAGCATCAGAGACATTACTATCATCAGTCATTTTTTTATTTTATAAATAGCTAGATTAATCTTTTTTATTTTGTTCTATTACTTTATCAATAATATATTTCCTTTCATATGTTGGTAGTATTCTAAAATCGGAATACGACATACGTAAAGTCCTAGCTAAAAAAATGTATTCGTCTAAAAGATATGTCCTATAATCAGAAGAAAGGCCGAAAAAATTCCACCCCAAAGGTGATTTGTACATTCACCTTTTCTCCAGACGGGGCTATAACTTCGCGGTTTAAATCTAATTTTGGTTCATTTTCGTTAATGAAGTTTCTTAGATATTTTGAATCCCCAATAGGCATTGATTCAATAAATTTTGCTATTTCACCTTTGTCGTTGTTTCCATTAACTTCGACAATCATTTTACTTAATCGTAATGTAACAATAGGTGCTACCCTACCTTGTGGGTATTTATCAAGAATATTTTCAATTTCAATTGTATCACGCATTGTTAATGGTTTTACTTTAACAGATACATTACTTTTTGGTAATACTGTTGTATATGTACCATTATTATCCGGTTCAATTTTATTTTTTTTAATATTTAATTCATCTAATATAATTTTTGCAACAAATTGATTTTGTGTTTTTGGGTCAGTTAATGTAATATTATATTCAGGACCAAATGATGTATTTCTTAAAAATATTAAAATGGCTTCAATATCACCATCAAGCAGTTCTTCAGGCCTTAAATCTGGTTCATAAAGTTTTTGTCTTAATAATGGTAAGATAATACTTTCCTTTATTGTTTTATTTGGATTAAAATTTATTAAAATGTTTTCATCAGCCGCTGTAAGATAACCAACTTTTACACTTTTTTTCTTACTTGGATAAAATATACCTCCGGATGGTAGTGGTACAATATCGTGTGGTAAATTAAAATTGATTTGTCCATATTCATTTACATTTGGTTCCATAGTTTTCTTTTTATTATAAAAATACTTCACTTATGTTTTTTGTAAATAAAAAACCTATACGTTCTAAAACATATAGGTTTAAAATAAAATATATTTTGAATAAAAATTTAGTATACTAATATACAACGGTCCATTCTCAAAGAAGATGAAATTGTTGCAATACCATCTTGACTATAACTTAACTGTCCACCGTCAAATTTAGTTAAGAATGTTCCTTCTAAAATCCATTTCTCAACAACCACTCCGGTTGGATCCAGCATTTCAAGGTCTACATTCTTTTTGTATCCTGCAGCATAACCCATACGACCGGTAACTGACTCAGCACATAAACGAATCCACTCCATTAATGCTTGTGATGCTGATGGCCCAATTGGGTCACGGAAAGTAACCGGTAATTCACCCCAAGTAAATCTACCAGCAACATATGTTGAGGTATTTAAAAACTGAATTTCAGTAGAACCGATTGTTAAACTTGGTCTTGATGTTGATTCTACATACCATTCATTGATACCTAAAGAAGAAGGAAATCTCAAAATCCACCTGTTCTGTCTTTTCGGTTCATACGGAACTGGCATTTTCATTAATAAATCAGCCATAATTATTTAATTTTTTTTAATTGTTTATTTTCTTTATTTGATAAATATATCCTTATGAAAAATTTTTCTATTTACTTCAAATTATTTTCAAAATATACTTATATAGTAAGTTACTTAATTAATTATTTAATATTTTCTTTTTTCTCCTCCTGCTGTTAAATAAGTCTGTAAAATATTATCATCTTTTTTATCAAAATGTTTTTTCATAGATTCTACATTTCTTACATCATCATCTGAAAAACCAATAAATGGTGTAAAATAATTACTTATTTTATTTTTCATTAAAGCTTTTGTTTGTAGTTGATATGACATTTGTTTAACGTAATTAACAAATTCCTCCATAGCAATTATTTTTCCTTGTTCCGGATTTGTAGCAGAACCTTCACCAAATGAAACTGGGTAAAATCTACACATATCAAGATAAGTTCTAATTAACTGATCTTTTGTTAATTTATCTTCATCAGCAAGATTCCTATATTTAAGTAAATTTTTTGCTAATTGGTTTGAATCAATTCCGTGCATATTTTTTTTAATTAGATTATAAACTGCTTGTTTTAAAATTGATGGTGTATGTCCTCTTGCAGTAACGATTGAGAATATTGACCCGTTATTAATTGCTTCCACAAAATCAGACCAAGCTGGTCCAGTTGGTGCTTTCATAGCATCTGTTAAGAATTTCTTATCTCCGGCAACACTAAAGTCCCTAAAAGGATTTTCGTCAAAACCAATGATTGTATGTCCCTCATATTCAAACTCGTCTTTACCAATCTGTGTCCTATGTTCAGCAAAATCTTCCGTTGACATACCAACAGATTTTCCGTTATTATCTTTTAAATAAATTTTTGTTGGCATAAACATAAGATTATCATCCCAATCAAATGAGTAGTACTTCATTACCGGTGTATGTTTCTCATCAATTATTTCATTAATGATTTGTCTAACTAAAACTTTGTAATTCATATTAATAAATACTTGTTAAAATAAAAAAAGGGGAACTATTGCTCCCCTCTTATTTTCTTTTATTTTATTATACATCATCAAACGACGCACCTGTTGGTGTAATGTAGAATGTAATGTCAATGAATTCAAGAGATCTTGTTGGTTTAATATAGATTTTACCAACTAATTGGTTTTTATCTAAATCTTCCGTATCACTTGAAACAGTTACTCGGAAGTCATATAGACCTCTATCTCTTCTAATTGCGTCCAAGATTGGATTAACAGCATTTAAGAAGTCTTGTCTTACTTGTTGGTCGTTTTGATCAAACAACAATCTTACAGAAACCGCAGAAATTAATTTTCTTGCTTGTAATAACAATCTTCTTACGTTAATTCTATCAAGTGCTGACTCTCTAACTTGAAGTGTTTTGTTACCCCAAATTACGGTACCTACATCAGCAAATGTTGCAATAGGGTTAATTCTACCAAGATAAAGAACGTCTCTGTCTTCTTGTGTTAACTTCTTACGAGCTTTAATTGAATTTACAATACCACGAGTATAACCAGCTGCCGCAAACCAAGGGAATGCAATATTATCGGTTAATGCCAAGTTTCTTGTTACTTCAGCAGTTGCTGGAATATAGATTTGTGTATTGTTTACACTATCTCTTGTTAACACCCAAGGATAATATGTTGCAGTATAGTTAGAATCAATTCCAGTTTCCTCAACAATATCAACAGCTTCTTGCGGGTAAATTAAATTATCACCTTCAGTTGTTGATGCTACAAACATATTGTAATCCGCCATTGTTGCAATATATAATGAATCTGCTCTTTCAGTTTCAATCATATTAATTGCTCTTTCAACTAAATCTGAATTGTTTTGAATATCAATACCAGGTGTTGTAAATACATTTATATTGACAGCTTCAGGATTTGCAAACGTTCTTTGACCTAACAAATATGCGTAGTAATCTGTATTTCCAAATTCAATACTTCCATCACCAATTGCAATTTGTTTAAACAATCCATTTCCTTTACCTTTTGGATATCTTGTTGATGAACAAGCTCCATTTAAGAATCCACTTCTACCAAGTGCGTACTTGTCAGCATTTGTTCTAAATTCTCTATATATATCCCAACCATCAAATCCACCATATACAAATAATGTGAATTTTCTAGCATTCAATCGGTAATAAGGATTTTCAGGATTATCTGGTTCAGATGAGAATGATGTTACACCAACTTCATATGCTGGTGTACCACTTGATGCAAATGAACTAGATATTGTAATACCACTTGCAAATTGGTCCATATGGAAACCTTTTGTTCTAAAATTCCATTCTGTACCTTCACCATTACATAAATCAAATGGTTTAACTTTTCCTTTATATTGGAAGAAGTCACCATCATAACCCCAATACGAACCTAATCCTAAATAAGTTCTTCTTATATTGTCACCACCACTTACAAAAGCATCGTCTTGACCAGTTGAGGTTCCGAAAGGAGGATTAAACACTTGCTCACCAGGTAAGAAATATTTTGTTTTATAAATTGGGAATGGTGATTTTCCATCTGGATATTCTCTAAATGTATAACCTTGGAAACCGCAAGGGATTGCATCTACCGGTGCATCCTCATTAATTTCAACCATTATGTATTTAGATTTTAATTCATATTCACCATCTAATGTTCCTATTTTTTTAGCGATATAATTATTTTCAGATGGATTCATAGAACAGTTAGTATATTTCTCAAGTACAACTGGGTTTGCATCATTATCAAAATAATCTCTAACTAATACTGTGAATGTTTCATTGTTAAATGAAAGGTCCGCTAACGATATTTTAACTTCAGAGTTTGCGGTATTACCATCGGATATTGTATAAAACTTAAATAAGTTATAAACTTTTGTACCTCTTAATTCAGATACAACCCAAGGTGAACTTGGTGATTGGAATTTATCTAGGTACCAACCGATAGTTTGTTGGTCATTTCCTTGTGCACCCTCAGAAGAGACTACAATAGGATTTAAACCTCTAATATATCCCTTATTCCAAGCATAATTTAATAAAGTATTATAAGACTCCTCAACCATTAATGGAACTTGTGTTCTTGGTTTTTCAAAATTACCTCTACCAAATACTTTATTAATGTTATTAGCATCGGAGTTACTCATTGATACTTGGAAGTTAAATGTTGTACCATCATTATTTACAGCATTAATCGCAAAAGGTAAATAAGGATTTTTTAATACTCCACTGTATTCTCCAGACATATCATATGTTACTTGTGTTGTACCAGTAACTTCATAAATTGGGTTAATACCATCACTATATGTTGATAAACCTCTTGATCTTAAAGTGCATACAACTAAATCATCATATTCAGTAAATGAAGTACCTGTGTAATAATAGATAACACCAACTACGGTTCCAGAATAACAATCAACAATTAAAGGTGTTGTTGTTGTAGTTGTGGTGATAGGTGTTGGGGTAACACAAGGATTTGTAGTTGTGGTTGTGGTTGTTGGTACAATTGTAGTTGTACTTGTTGTTACTGGGTTTAAATAAGTAATACCAGTAATTGTTGTAAAAAATGAAAAACCAGAATACGCACCATTACCAATATTTTCAAATAAAGCATAATACCACGGGTCGTTAAAACCTGATGCTGGATTAGAGTCTTCAAAAGAAACATTATCAACATTAAAAACATTTGTTGATGCTGTATATCCAGTAATAGTTAAATAATCATAATCTACTTTTGGTATTGAACCAAAATATTTGATATTCTCATCTTCAGCCATATAAGGATTAGGGTCTTGAACAACGTCTAATATAATTCCATCAATATCATCTTGCAATGTTGACACATTTCCATTAAATTGTTCATATTGTGATGTAAATATGTTAAAAATTTCACTTGGTATTTGTGTATTGTCTAAATACAAGACATTCCCATTAGTACAAGCACTAAAATCAAAAGCAAAAGTTTTTTCTTTTTTAACAACACAAACCGGTTCACAATTAACAACAGAACCGCTTAAACACCAGTAATCTAATGTTGCTGGGTCAAGATTTGCTTTAGTTAGTATAGACCAAGATGGTCCAGCGTCATAACCAGATAGTCCTAAAATTCTAGTTACAAATAATTGATTTGATTGTTGTAAATACGCCTTTGCAATATACGGTGCTTCATATTTAGGAATTTGAGTTCCTACGAATTTTTCTGGTAGTGTTCCCCCAAAATATGCCTGAAATTCATCATAGTTTCTAACAAAGATTGGTTCAAATGCAGGTCCTTTAATTGTTTCACCTACAATACCTAATGTTGTTACACCAACACTTTGTGCTACGAAACTTAAATCAACTTCTGATGTATAAACACCTGGGGATACGAAAACTTTACTATTAGTAGCCATTGTTTTTTTAATGTTTTATAAATTTATTTTTATAATAAATATTAGTGTTTTTAGTAAAAACTTTACTTATTATAAACTATTTATATTTTGGTGAGATTTTTTTCTACCTTTTTTCTACCTATGGATAAAGAACCTAAAAACATTAAAAATTTAAAGATTGATAAAGATGTTCACAACATTTTAAAAAAGTATTGTGATAAACGAGGACTTAAAATGTATAAGTTCTTGGAAAGTCTTATTATTGAGAAATGTAAAGAAAAGAAAGATATTTACGGTGAAGATTAGACTAGTGACTGTGTATAAACTAATTTAGCGTCTTTTGTTGCGTCTAGTCTAACTATTGTAAATAGAATAGTGTCGTTTGTATTAACTTGGATTTTATCCAAATCACCACCATAGTAATCACCATTTATATAAACTTGAAATGAACTAACATTATCTGAAAAAGTTAAATTTAAATTTAAAGTATAGTTAAATAATTCCTCAACCTCATCACTTGTTGTTGGAAACACAAAATCAAATGTTGCTGGTTCCGGAGGAACTTTACCTCGATATTTATTCTTCTTATATTTTGTTTCGGTTTCAAAAATTTGAAATGTTCTTGTTATTGCAGGACTAACTTCAAACTGATCCTCATCAATTAAAAATCCATTCATTGTAAATTCATATTTTTGAATGTAGTATTTTCTTTTTTCTAATTCCATAACAGATTCATCCGTAATACTATTCATTTTAATTGGAATATAATGTCCTTTAATAACTTGATACGCTTGTAGTGATGCGAATTTTTCAAGAACGATTTGATTAAATTTATTAACTTCTCTCATTCTATTACAAATAATTGCAACAGTATATGTAATATCAACTGGAACCGGTTGAGGTATTTTATAAATGTCGTAACCATTTTTATTACCGTCCCAAGTTGGTACCTTAGCGTAAAAATATAATCTCCTATTTGGTATGTTATAAATAATAGATGGGTTATTACCATACTTTACTTCCGGAGTTCTAATTACAGTAATAAATGGTGGTTCGCTGTTTTTATCAATGTTTTGGAAATCCCAAGTCTCAACAAACTGTGCCCAGTTTTGTGTTGTGATTAAAATATCAATCATAGGAATTGTTTTACCTTCAACAACACACTTTAACTCATCACGAACAAAATCTAAAAATCCACGGTCAAGATCTGCGTGTAATAAACTTTTAGGTAAAAAAGTACCATCAGCTTCGATTTGATCACGAAGTTCACGTCTTCTTGGTAGAAGTGTTTTTTCTTCCGTAAGTGGAATATATTTTTTAATTTTTTTTGGTAAACCCATTATAATGCTCTAAATTCGTTTGGCCCAACCGGAGCCGCAATTATTGTCTTGTAAAAAGGACGATATCCTTTATATGTGTGTTTAAAATCTGACAATACCCTACCATCATTTACAACGGTATAATATCTTACAAAATTTTCGGTATCATAATAACCAACGTAATCACCGTAATCAATATCAATATCTAATTCTTCCAATGTTTTTAAATAAACAGAAATTGTAATATTTCCAGGTTCTATTTGTGCATTTTTAGTTGACCCAACATTTTTATTTTCTGGTGTTGCAATTTGAACAAATGCGTTAAATTCAACCGGAGCTAAGAATTTAATACCATCCGAAACAGTTTCACCGTAAACATCATCAGTTTTTGTTTTAGTTTTATCAACCTTATATAAAACACAAGTAAAGTTCATATCACCAATTAACCACTCTTGACCCATCTCAATTTCAAGACTAAAGTCATTGTCTCCAAAAAATTTACCAAGTCTTGTTATAGGAACTCTATTATCCATAATAGTTATTTATTGATAAATATTCTTTTTATTGTTATTTTTATATATAAG